CGACATTGCCACGGGCATAATGGGCGGGTTTGGGCTGCAGGCCGAGGACTTAGCGAGAGTTAACGACGTATTAGCTAATACATTCACGACGTCTAAGACTTCTTTAGAGACGCTCGGCGAAACTATGAAATTTGCGGGGCCTATTGCAAAAAGCCTCGGAATACCTATAGAGCAAGTGGCCGCAATGGCGGGTAAACTGGGCGACGCCCAAATAGACGCGAGTATGGCCGGTACTGCATTGCGTGGAATGATGATGGGCTTAACTTCGCCCTCAGGCCCTGCAAAAAAGGCTATACAATCGCTAGGAGTAGCCGTGGCCGATCAGTCGGGGAATATGCGCCCTATGCTCACTATACTCGATGATATAGCATCTGCTACGGCAACTATGGGCACGGCTCAGCGTATGGATGTACTGGGCCGTATATTCGGAAGGGAGCCAGCCTCGGCAGTGCTTAAACTATTAGATAAGTCAGGCGGGGAATTGGCGCAATACGCCCAGAGCCTTACTAAGTCCGGCACGGCCTCGGACGTAGCCGCTAGGCAGCTGAATAGTGCGGCCGGAGCTTTTAAGATACTACAAAGCGCCTCTATGGATTTAGCTATAGAAGTTGGTAATACATTGCTCCCCCAGCTTACAAGCATAGTAAAAGAGATAACGCCGATAGTAGGCGCTATTTCCGCATTTGCGAAAGCAAACCCTAAGCTAACAAAAACTATTTTAGTGGGTACTTCTGTATTTAGCGGACTTATGCTCACTTTGTCGGGGCTTGGGTTCGTTGTGTCTGGAGTTGCTACCTTATTCTCCACGCTAGCGGCATTGGGGCCGGTGCTTGTCACGGCTTGGGGCGCAGTTACTGGGGCATTTGCTAGCTTCGGCGCTGTATTGGCGGCTAACCCTATAGGGGCTATTATAGCAGGAATAGCACTGGCTGCACTGCTTATATATACTTATTGGGAGCCAATATCGGATTTTTTCTCTGGTATATGGAATGATATTAAATCCGCGTTTAATGAAGGCTTCCTAAATGGAATTTTTGAAGTTTTGAAAAACCTTAACTTTGTATACTGGATAGCCAAGGCCGTTAATTCCCTTATCAATTATCTTTTCGGTGTTGATTTATTTGAGGCTGGAGCTAGCATTATAGACGGCCTATGGCAAGGCATGAAAAGCGTATGGTCGGACGTTGTTTCGGGCGTGTCAGACATGGCCTCCGTTATATCGGCGAGCTTTAAGAAAGCGATGGGTATAGCGAGTCCGTCTAAGGTTTTTATGGGCTACGGTGTTAATATCGCGCAGGGAGCTATAATAGGTATGCAGAAGGGAGGGTTGAACGCTCAGGCAGGTACGGCGGCAGCTCAAGCTATTACTCCAGCAATTAGTCCTATATCGAATAATTCTAGCGTAGGCGGTGCGGTATCTGTAAACTACTCGCCGACAATAACCGTGCAAGGCGCTGGGGAATCTTCAAAGATGGAATTTATGGAGCTATTAAAGCGCCACAAATCGGAATTGATGGATATTATTAACGACGCGCAGTCTAGGGAGGCTCGCTTAATGTTCTAATTATGCCAATACAGACTATAAACGGGGTTACAAAAATGGCCAGATCGTTGTCGCCTTCAGTTTTGGAATACGCATGGCCGAACGGCGGCGTACATATAACCGTATACACTGACATAAACGAGGCTTATATACATTATCCAAGTGGAGCTCCGCGGCAAATCGTCCCTTTTGACGAATTACAGGAAGCCGACAAGCTAGGGGCGGCAAATATCGAAGAACTGGTAGACGAATACGCTACAAGGGGTTTTTTTTTTAGTGTAAATGAAATAGTATATATTTCATCTTACGATCAATTACCCGACCCAGTAGGCGGGGTTATAGATTTGGGCGACGATGCAAAAAAATACATCTTTACCCGCGATATAGATGTGCAGGGTAATACTGTAGATTTTGGCAATAATGTTATTTCTGGATTATCGCAAGAGGTAGGGGGAATCACAAACGGCGCTTTGTTGATTGACCAAACCTGCACTGTAAGAGATATTAAATTTGATAGCGTTTCCGCTGTAATCAATGCGCCTTTGGGTGCGTTCGACTGGAAGTCGATTAACTTCTTCAACAGCAGTAATATAGACATTCAGGCAGCGCAGAATATAGTATGGGATACCTTTGGGTTTATCAACACTTATAATGTGCAGATTACAGGAGAGGTAGATAGCTTTATATTAGCGCCAAACAATATCTTTAGAAGCGTTACTACTGAGGTCTGCGATTTTTTTGCGGTGCGTTCCACGGCAGTAATTAACCGCCGTATAAGAATTGAAGATAGCGTATTTGTAACTGATTTTTTAACGCAGAACCCTATAAACGTAGAGGCGGGAGCAACTATACCCGTAGAAGGGTTTAAAATGGAGGACGTTAATTTTGCTGGCCCCGGCTCCATTAGCGGAATAAACGGAGGAGACGATATAGCGAATTTTCAGCGATGCACGGGTGACGGCGTAGTAAACAGTACGTCAATAGCAAACCTGTATATTCAGAATAATCAGGCTTTAACTCCAGTCGCCGTGGCGGGCGATAAATACAAAGTAGTCGGCACTACTCAGGTAAGCGCAATTATTCAGCGATTCACGCATGATGCTGCAAATAATACCTTGGAATATACATCAAGTGTATCAAGGATTTTCCGCATACAAGCGCCATACACAGTATTTGCGGGCAACAATAATATAGTAGGCGCTTATATAGCAGTAACTAGAGCTGGAAATACAGAGAATCCAAATACGGATGTAATTGGAGAGTCGGAAATGTATACGACTACAAACGGCGCGCGTCCTATTGCCGGAGCTTCGCAGTGTATAGTCGCTCTTAATCAAGGCGACAAGGTGTATTTTGCCGTTGAAAATGAAAACGGCAACGATGTAAGGGTAGAGTTTCTTAATATGATTATTGAAACCGCTAACGTATAATAATGTACGGACAACTCGGAAATATAAAGTTTGAAGGCCTGAAAGGGTTTAGCTCGCTTAGCGAAAGCTCAGCGACGAACTACGCGGAAATAGGGCGCGTAAACAGAAAGCCCAGCCTGCAGCGCGTCGGCGAGAGGCTGCGGGCTATTTCCTTGTCTATACTCCTGCACGCCGATTTTTCCGACGTAGAACGAGACTATGAAGAACTAGACAAGGCACGGGAGCAGGCAGATAGCTTGCCTTTTATATTAGGGAATGGGCGTGTATTGGGCGATTTCTATATTACCACGCTTCGCAGGCAATTACGGAAAACCGCACCCGACGGCTCTATTATCTACCTTACGGCAGATTTGGAGCTTAAAGAGAGCAATATAGGGGAGCGTCGAGAGTTACTATCGGCTACGGCTAGGCAGAACGCCTTCGCAAATAGCACTGATAAAATTATACCTACTATAGAGGTAAGTGTTTTGCCTAGTACTGGCGTAGAAGCTGGCGGGTTATCTGTAGACGTAGACATACAGGCGTCGCGCATTGCCGCTAATGTAGAGGAAGCCCAGACTAACACAAGCGCAAGGCCTGACCTATACTCTAATTTAGTATTTCGCACGGACACCGTTTCCATCTTGGCGTTAGAGCTAGCCAACAAAGTAAGGGAGGCGCAGTCGCAAATATCCAACGCCCAGACGATCATAAACAACGCCGAGAGCCTAAGGCTTTTTTCGGCTTCATTAAGGCAGGCCGCTATAAATGCGGATATTAACGAAATCAACGCGGCTAATACAACTTTCCAAGATAGCGCGCGAAGATTGCAGGAGTCTTGCAGTAGCTTAGTGCGGCTTATTGCTGCTCGAAAAATATAAATGTTATGGCATTTACTCAATACAGGACTATAGAGGGCGACAGGTGGGACACGATTGCATATAAAGCCTACGGAGACGCTACGCAATATATGCCAATAGTGCAGGCAAATAAGCCACTTTCTATTACTTCTATACTGCCCGCAGGAATAGAGCTTAACATACCTATTATAGAGGAAGAAGACAGCCCGACCGGCGAATTATTGCCGCCGTGGCTAAGGACTGAAAACGAATAACCATGAAAAAGTTTATTATAGACCTCGCTATTACTTATATTTTGGACGAACTGAATAAAAAGGACAGCAAATTGCTTCGCTGGATTTCCTCAGACCCGACAAGAACCCAGATAGAATATATTTGGCAAAAGATAAAGAGCATTGAAAACTAAAAAGCCCATAGCGCGAATACTGTATAACGGAGTGGACATTACGCGGGATATTAGTGCGTCCCTAATTTCCCTCTCATATACCGATAATGTGGAGGGAAAAAGCGACGAATTATCGCTAACTCTCGACGACCCCTCGCGTATATGGGCTAATGAATGGTATCCGCAAAAAGGCGATCAGCTCCGGGCCCTCATAGGATATGAGGGTTTAGAGGTAAATATAGGCGCATTCGAGATTGACGAAATAACAGTAAGCGCCCCTCCCTCGCAGATCGAAATACGGGCGATAGCCGCGGGCACGGCTGAGCCGCTACGCACTAAAACGAGCTACGCCCACGAGGATAAGACACTGCAGGAAATTGCGCAGACCGTGGCCGAAAAAAACGGCCTTACGGTTTTTGGGACTATTGCCCCTATTCGCATAAAGCGGGCGACCCAAAATCGCGAAACGGACCTGCACTTTCTTAATCGGTTGGCCTATGAATATGGGTACTTTTTCAGTATCCGAGATAGACAGCTTACTTTTACTAGCCTTTTCGATGTAGACGAAAGGGAGGCAGTCTCCACGCTCAATCTAAACGACCTTACCTCCTTTTCTATTACCGACAAATTAGTAGGTACATATAAACAGGCTGAGAGCGCATACCACAATGTAGAAAGCCGAGAAACTGTAAAAGCCAGTGTTTCAGACGAAATACAGAGCGATACAGCCTCCGACACGCTTATAGTAAGGACTAAGGCGTATCAACGGAATTGGAGCCGTATCTGGCAAATATAGAATAGAGTCAAGTACGCATAATATAAGCGCAGGAAGTGCGTATATTACGCGCCTAAACATACGAAGAATAGGACAATGATAAATGGCTATAGTATATTGAGGTTTGGGAATGTCTGCGAGTTGGATAACTCAAAAGGATACGCACGCGTAGAGTTGGACGAAGATGGCATAACTACTGCATTTCTTCCTATTGCATTTCCGGCGGCGCTCAGCAATAAATACTATATTATGCCTACTATCAATGAGCAGGTAGCCGTATTGCTAGATGAAAACGCCGAGCAGGGCGTAATAATCGGCGCGCTATATTCCGACAAGCAGCTACCAGAAGGGTTTGCAGCTGGAGTCTCTGGGGTTATATTTGCCGACGGCTCCAAGGTTGTATATAATGAGGGCGAGCAAAAACTAACTATTGAGACGGGCGCATTAGTGGAAATCAAGGGCGAAGCAAACGTAAAGATTGCCAACGCCTCCGATAGCCTTAAAAGCGTTCTTAGCGACCTTTTGGACGCTATACTGGCGGAAACGCACGGCACGGCGTCAGGGCCTACGACAACGCCTATAAACAGCGCGCAATATGCAGCTATAAAAACAAGGATTAACGCACTACTAGGGTAATGGCAGGAACGAAAGTAACAGATATAACCTCGGCGGAGTGGTCCATATCCATAGCGCAGCAGGGCAGCGTCGCCCAAGGGGTAGAAGACATAAACCAGTGTATACAGATCATTGTAGGAACTCAGAAAGGCACGGACCCTCTGCGCCCAGAGTTCGGCTGCGATATGTGGCGCTTTATGGACTATTCCATAAACGACGCAGCGCCCCAGATGGTGCGCGAAATCTTGGACGCACTGCGGACATGGGAGCCGCGTATAGAAGTAACCGCGATTACTTACGATTTAGAACCGGAGGCGGTATCTTTTAATATAAAATGGGTATTGGTTAACAGCCAGCAAGCCGGAGCGGCAGCGGTTAATCTAAATTTCGCCCCTACGCGGCAGGCAGAGGCCCCGCCCGTAACTATTGCGCCGATAGATACGCCCGCAAGCCTGCAGGCCTCCTATACTTACCCGGATGTTTCGCTAACGTGGGATTTTAACTCGGCAGTGGGCGTTACTTTTCAAATTCTTAGGAGCATAAATAGCGGCTTGTATAATCAGATAGGCGAAGCTAATAGCGTAACATCTTTTACAGATGCTACAGCTCCAAACGACAGCGAACTAACCTATATAATCAGAGCTATAAAAGGCAGTAGAGTTTCGGGGTTTTCCAACCCCGCAAGCGTGCAGACTATTGCGCCTATACTAACATTCAATAGCTCGAATGACAGCTATATAGACTTAGTAGGCGTTACCGAAGTCGTAGAGACTATAGGCGGGCTAACAAAAGTCTATCTACCCGACGGAGATATTAGCAGCGTAACGGCTTTCTATGCCGACGATGCGGGCGACCCTACGCTAAACGCTGGCATTATAGGGGCGTTAAACCTAGACGATAGATTTACAGGTTTAAGAGAAGTTAGGGCAAGAAATCAAAGTTTTGATTTTTTTTCTGGCAGTTGGATAAAGAATGACAATGTAGCTATAGACGTTTCTAACTCAATAGTAACAGCTGCCCGTGTTACTTCGATTATTGATGATATTATTATTAATAATGGAGGCACTACTACGAACGACGGCTCCAACTACACAGGCTCGCCGGGCGAAACCCACACAGGCCGGACTCTGGATATAGGGAGTATAGAGTTAGACCTTACAAATCCGGCGAATAGCGTACTATTCCAAAAAATAACAGCTTTGGAGGGTGTAGGCTGGACAATTACTACTATTACGACATTATGTGTAAAGAGGCTTGTCGTTGACACTGGGCCAGCCCTTACGGATATAGCCTCATTCTTTGAGAAATCCCGAAATTTAGAGGGTTTGGAGTTTGTCTCAGGCAGTCCATTAACCGTTAAACTTTACGACACAGAAGCAAACGCGCAGACGGGAGGCGCAAATGGGTTATTAGCGGATGGATACTCAGATGTGGATGCATGGCTACGAGACGATACAAATTATAATGCGTGGATAGCAGGAAATCCAAAAGGCATAAGGTTTGAGAGCACGCGGGCAACTTTCGGCAATAAATCAAACCTGAGCTATAAAGCTGCTCCTACGGCGCAGCGGGTTTGCGGGGATAACGAATTGAAAATAGAGGATTTTCTATTTGGCAATGCAAAGGTGTATGATGGGAGCTTCGACAAGGATGTTATTGAGGGCTTTGCCTCGCAGGTAGACCCCCGCAATGCCTTCTCAATACTATTCTCG